CTATTTAATTTTGGTATTGAATAATACTTCTAACTTATCAGCCGCAGCGCGATCAGCAGATTTAAATGCATGTCCATAAGTATTCATAGTGATTGAAATGTCTGAATGACCTAAGCGTTCTGAAATAATTTTAGCATGTACACCTTGAGCAATTAAAAGGCTTGCTGATGTATGGCGCAAGTCATGTAATCGTATATATTTAAATTCATTTGCTTTAAGAAATTTACTCCATCTATTTGTTGGACTAGATGGGTGTAAATGATGTCCTTTTTCATTGCAGAAAACCCACTCATTTTCAAATTCAACCCATTGATCTGCATACTTCAATTTATTTTTAACCCATTGTTTGCGATATGCTTTTAATTCTTCAATCATACTTGTAGGTAATGTAACAATTCGTTTTGAAGTTCTTGTTTTTGTTTTTTTAATATGTGGGCCATTCTTTGTCAAAACAATTGTTTGCTTAATTTCTATTTGATTATTTACAGTATCGACATTTTTCCATTCAAGTCCAAGCAGTTCACCGCGACGTAGACCAGCTGCTAAAGCCAATGTAAACATAATTCTCCAATGTTCAGGTTCATGTTGAACAAGTTTCATTAATTGAGCAATTTCATTTTCATCGTATACTTGCAAATCTGCTTGTTCATATTCTGTATCATTAGGTTTCGGTTTTTCAATACCTTCCATTGGATTGCTTTTTATTACTTTCCATTTTGTTGCATACTTAAATATACTTTGTAGTGTGCGGTATATGTCTTGTTTTGAGTGGAAGGATAATTCGCCATTTTTCCCATCTTTCCGTTTTAAGTTAGAAAGAAGATCAAGGAGAATAAGCTCGTTGATTTTATTAATTTCCATATGTCCTATTATTGGAAGAATGTGATCACTTAGTTTTCGTTGGTGATTTCCATATGTTGTTCCAGCGAGTGTTGAAGCATATTTTTCTTCCCATTGATGTGCGAAATCAGAAAAAAACATCTTTTTTGTTTCAATAAAATTTCCAGAAAGTACTTCATTTTTAAATTTTAAATACTCGCTATCTAGATGTTCTTTAAGTTGCTTTGGCGTATATTTACCTTCCACAATTATTGACTTTCGTTTTTTAGGATATTTTCCTTGAGCATCTTTAGGAAGATATACTGTAAAACGAAAAGAATTATCTCCACGTTTTTCAATATTAGCCATGCCGACCACTCCTTATATTTTTTTGAAAAAATAAGAACATTTGTTCTCTTTTATGATATAATAAAAAACAATTAATGGGTAAGTTATGTTGATTTATATATTTTTGCTTTATTTCCAAATAAATACGCTATTAGTGAAAGAAATTTGGTATAGTGTTAATAAGTCAATTGACTTATTCTAGGTCGGATAGAGTAGAAAAATTCTACTCTTAAGTGCCATCTTCAATCCATTCGTACAGTTCTTCAATATTACAATTAAGAATTGTAGATATGTTTTTTGCTACTTTTAGCGACATGACTCGATTATTTTGAATATAATGTTGTATTTGTTGAGGCATAATACTTAATTTTTCAGCTAACTCTACTTGTGTCATATCGTTTTTTAAGAGCAATTCTCGAAGTTGGCATCTACCGACTTGATAAGTCAATTGACACCCTCATTTCTTACATAATTTTTACTATAAAAAGGTGGAGCGTAGCATGAACAAAAAAGAAGTTAAATTACTTATTGAATTTATTAATTTGAAAAATAAAGCAATTAAGACAGGTAAAGATTCCAATGAATTAATGCTGCTTTTTGAAAAGCTCAACCGCAATCTCAATATTTCCAAGTAAATGTTTACGACTGTTTTCATCAAGTGTTTGAATGTATTCCATTAGTTGTTTTAAAAATAACATGTCGTTTATATCGAAATTTTCATTTGAATCAAGTAATGCTTGATGTAGTGATTCAGAAGTATCCCTCTTTGGAAATAAATCATCAACTTTAATATCCAATGCCTCAGCCAAAGCAAATAAAGCATCTTGAGATGGAGCGATAAGACCCTTTTCGTAATTAGAAATGGTATTATCGCTTTTACTGATTTTTGCACCTAACTCTTTTTGAGTCATCTTTTTTTTCTTCCTAAAAAATTTAACTTTTTCACCTACAAATATAGCTAAGTCTTTTTCTATCTTATCCATCATAAACCTCCGAATTTTTTATTAACATTTATCAAAATTTATTATTATTGCTTTTATTTTATCTTTATTTATAACGAGTATACCATTAATATATTGTACTCAAAACTAAAAAATTCGTTATAAGTGAATTTTTTTGTTGACATTATTCGGTGATACCGAATAGAATTGGTGCATAGGAGGTGAACATATGCAATGGAATTTGCTGATGCTCCGTAAAAAAAATAAACTTTATCAAGAACATGTAGCGAAGATATTGGGTATTAGCGTAGGTTCGTACGGAATGAAAGAAAGAGGAGAGGTCGAATTTACAGCTGATGAAATGTTTAAGCTTAGTGATTATTTTAAATTATCAATGGAGCAAATTTTTTTACCGAGAAATCTCGGTGATACCGAATTTTTATAATGTGAGGTGATAGTCGTGGAAAAAATAACTTTATCAGTTAATGAAGTTGCTGGATTAATTGGTGTAGGTAAAACAACTATTTACACTATGGCTCGTCAAAATGAGATTCCACATAAAAAAGTGCGTGGTCGTATTTTGTTTCATCGTCAAACTATTGAAGATTGGCTAGTTACTAATACAGATGGTGAAAACAAATGAACATTAAACCAGTACCAGTTGCATTAGTCGGTGAAGCCTTAACGAGTGTTACGCCATTGTATGAACTACATCAAATTGCTTGCGAGTTACCTTTAAACGTTCTATCAGATGTTAAACAGCAAATAGGTGACTGGCTAGCAAGTGGTGGAAAAGAAACGGATCCATACATTAAGTAACAAGTTGCTTATGCAAAGAAAGTTCATCAGGCATTGAGAGGAGGTGAGTGTAAATGAAGGGAAGTTTCCATCAATCTCGTAGGCAATCAAATTTTTATAACTACTTGAAACCGGACAAGCAATTAGCTTATGCGAAGCAATGGGTAGCCACTTTGAATAGCAAATTATTAGAGCCTTTTGTAAAAATTACAGGAGCTACAAAGTACAACCGTGATGTCTTTTACGAAATTGATATAGAAAAATTATTAAAAGTTGAGAAAGAAAATCAACTTTTACGAGAAGCACTTGAAAGTGCACAAAGCCAATTAATTTCAATCAGAGGATTAGATAGAGTACATGATAGCGAAATTACAGGGGTTTGCTCTGAAATACGAAAAACATTGGAAGGTGGAGAAATTTAATGAAATCAACAGGTATTGTACGTAAGGTAGATGAACTTGGTCGTGTGGTTATTCCAAAAGAGCTAAGACGTACTTTAGGTATCGCTGAAAAAGACGCTTTAGAAATCTACGTAGATGATGACAAAATCATCTTAAAAAAATATTTACCAAACGGTGAAAAAGAAGATGTAATTTCATCTTTAGTAAAAATGGCTGAGAGCGCAAAAAATCCAAATGTGATTGATGTTATTGAACGTGCTATTAAATTAATTCGGTAGGGGTTGAGTCTAATGAATGATTGTCTTTTAGAAGTCTTAGGTGATTATTTTGTAAAACATAACCTGGCCAATAAAGGTTGGAAATTTCATGAGTTTGTTGCCGAATGGCAGCGTGGAACTATTGTAATGGCAAAAAAATAAGAGCCCTATACCGGTGCAACGGTTCAGGCTCAGATACAAGTAAATAACAATGACATTATAACACGAAATGAAGTGATGTGAATGAAACTATTCCCACACCAAGAACAAGCACTTGATAAAACCTATGAATATAACCGTGTCGCATATTACTTAGACATGGGGTTAGGGAAGACATTTGTAGGTTCTGAGAAGATGTGGGAGCTTAATACGCCATTTAATCTATTAATCTGTCAAAAGTCCAAAATAGACGAATGGAAAGAGCATTTTGAGCAGTTTTACGACTATAAAGTAATTGTATTTGATAAGCAAAAGGTTGAGGATATACCGCCTGAAAGTGTCCTGGTTATTAATTATGAAAGAGCATGGCGTAGGGATGAATTATTGAAGCTAAAGGATTTAACAATAATGTTGGACGAGTCTTCCAAGATAAAAAATGAAAACTCTAAGCAAACTAAATTCATCCTTAAATTAAATGCCGAAAACGTCATTTTGTTATCAGGTACACCGACAGGCGGAAAATATGAAGAATTGTGGTCACAGCTACATTTGCTAGGTTGGAAGATTAGTAAAAAGCTATTTTTAAAGCAGTTTGTTGTTCAGGAATGGGACGACAAAAATCAAAAGATGAAAATCACCGGTTACAAAAATATAGAGCGTTTGAAGGCGAAATTACACATTTATGGTGCGGTATTCATGAAGACGGAAGAGGTATTCGATTTACCTGCAGCTAATGACAACATTGTCAAAATACCAGGGACAAAACTGTATAACGAATTTGCAAAGCATCACATTTTAGAGCTTGAAAATGAGTTGTTGATTGGTGACACTGCACCTTCTAAGAAATTGTATCTACGGCAACTTGCAGGCGTGTATAACGATCACAAGCTGCAGTATGTCAAAGATTTAATTGAGAGTACCAATGATCGAGTTATCATCTTTTACAACTTCAAAAAAGAATATGTTGCATTGACTGAAATCATTGATAGACCAATCAGTACCGTTAATGGAGACATCAAAGATTTATCAGCATATGAGCAGTTTGAGGACAGTGTAACGATTATTCAGTACCAAGCTGGGGCAATGGGCCTTAACTTGCAAAAAGCCAATAAAATCATATATTTCACGCTCACAGATAAGAGTGAGTTGTTTGAACAAAGCAAGAAACGCATACACCGTATAGGTCAAGAACGCCCATGTTTTTATTACTACTTGCTAACAGTAGGTAGCATTGAATGGCGAATGAAAGAGGTGCTAGACGAAAGGCGCGATTATACAAATGCGTTATTTGAAAAGGAGGAAATGTAAATGATTAATTCTGACAAAAGAAAACTTCAGGAAATTGAAGTTAAACTCTCTAATTTATTTGGCAATCCAACAATTAAGGAACTTAGTGTTGAGTTAAACAAGAATGGTCAAATTTTTGAATCTGTAGGAGTAATTTACGAGGTTGTGCCCGATGTCCTCTTCAAGGAATCAGGTTTAGATATTTTAAAACTTGATCAATCTTGGATTTTTACAAAACAAGACATAGAGCAACTGCTCCAAAATAATATTGGAGCAGTTGAGATTATGATTAGTAAAGATAAAAAAGTCCAGATAATTAATCATTATCTTCACGAGGAGCAAGTATAAAGGATCTTTGTTTAGTAATATCAGGTGTGAATACAGCATTTAAATTGGAATACTTTAAATATTTGGCTACATCTATTCCGAGTATATCTTTTACTTTATCAAATTGCTTCGGGGTAATTGCTTGTCTACGAATGTAATGGAAGTAGATGGCATCATTTGGTGATACAGAACTTCTACTGGCATTTTTGATTCTTCGTATACCTTCATTATTATGAAGATATGAAATTCTAAATTCATCGTTAGGGTTATTTACACTTTGAATGGACTGTTTAAGTTTATTGTAGAATTCACTGAAACCGTAGTTTTCCTTGTTTTCTAATCCTTTAGCGTGAGCATAGTATTTACCCCAATATCCATTTATTTTTGCTATATCATTTTCAAAATAAATTCCAAAGTTCTTAACAAATGAGAATTGATCATTTTCACATACAAGAGTTAAAAACTCATAATCCTCTTTTTGAGCAAAGAAAACTTTAATTTGATGATCGTTAAAAATGAATGCAATCTCTAATATTTCATCAGAATTTAAAGAGTTTAAAATTTCATATTCTGTTTGAAAATCCATTTTTATTCACCTCCTTACATTTCCAATATTCGACAAAGATGAGTGTGAATCCTTCAAAAAGGAGACCAGAAGATGACAAATTTTGATATTAAATAGGATGTGATTGAAGAATGAGAGAATCGCAGTTTCAGAAGAAAGTTATTAAATTCCTAAAAGAGAAGCCGAACGTGTGGCATATCAAGTATTGGGCAGGATCTCAATACACAAAAGAAGGTATTCCTGACATTCTAGCCTGTATAGATGGTGTATTTCATGGAATAGAGCTTAAAACCGATGTGGGTACACCTAGTAAGCTACAGCTGTATAACATTCGAAAAATTAATGATACAGGTGGTGAGGCGTATATATTACGGCCAAAAGATTTTGAAGCCTGGAAAGAGAGGTGGTTCGGGTGACCCAATACAGCTATAGTCGTGTATCACTCTTTGAAGATTGTCCTTATCACTTTAAATTACGGTACATCGATAAACTCACTGAGCTACCAAACTATGACGCAGCTAATGCTTTAACGATAGGTAAGGCATTACACACCGGCATTGAGCATGATGTACCAACGGCACTTGATTACTACTATAATTCGTTTCCTGTGCTTACTGATCGCATGTTAGAAGAAGCTATTAAACTAGAAATTTTAATTCCGAAAGTACAAGCTTTTTTGAATGAAATGTTTGATGGTTGGAAGCTTATTCATGAGTATGAAATCGATAAGCCTGAGTACAAAGGGTTTGTTGATTTGATTGCAGTTGCTAATGATGGTCAGTGTATGGTCATCGATTTTAAATACTCTAATCACATTAAGAATTACTTAGATAGTGGCCAACTACACATCTATAAAGATTACCTGGAACAAGACGGCTTTAAGGTGAAGAAACTAGCCTATTTATTTGTCCCAAAAACAAGCATTAAACAAAAGAAAGACGAGGATCTATTTCAATTTAGAAAACGACTAATTTCTACTCTTGAAGAAATGAACGTCACATTTGTTCCTATTGAATTTGATGAAATGAAAACAGTGTATTTCCTCAATAGTATTGAAAAAATCGAAACTGCTAAAGAATATCCACGAAATGTTAGTGGAAATTGTTTTAGCTGCAATCCAAAATTTGCTCCGGATTACCTGGATGCAATCACAAATGACAAAGGAGAGATAATTATGGCATTACCTAAAAATGAGCGCAGAGAGCGATTAATTGATACAAAACCGGACTTATGGTTGTACGCAGATTCTTATGTTGGTAAATCAACATTTGTGGACCATTTCCCGAATGTCCTTTTCTTTAATACAGATGGGAATACAGATAATACGACAGCGCCAGTAATTTCAATCAAAGACGAAGTAACAAAGACAGGTCGTGTTACTAATCGTAAACTAGCTTGGGAAGTTTTCCTAGACCGTGTATCTGATTTAGAAACAGAAGAAAACACATTTGAAACGGTTGCTATTGATTTAGTTGAGGACTTAAAAGAACATTGCCGTATTTATGTATTTGAGAAGAACGGCTGGGAGCATGAATCAGACGGCTCATACGGTAAAGGTTGGGACAAGGTTAAAACCGAGTTTAACAATGCCATCAAGCGTTTAAAATCACTAGGTTATCAAGTTGTCTATATTTCGAAAGAAATCATTAATGAAGTAACGCTAAAAGGTGGAGCTAAACGCACAACATACCGTCCAAACATCGATGAAAAGACAGCAAATTTCCTTACTGGTACGGTGGACTTAACAATTCGAGCATTTGTTAATTCAGATGATGAACGTTTCTTACAACTTGCTAAGAAGCAAAATGTGTTCGGTGGTGGTCGTTTTGACTTCCAGGTTGAAACTATTCCACTAGATTACGAGGCATTCATTGAAGAATTAAAAGTTGCTCAGGAAGGTAAAGCAACACATACAGATGACACACCTGGTCGAAAAGAACGTGCAAAGAATGAAGACGATGCGGTTCCAAAACGTGAGCGTTCTTCACGTAAAAGTAGTAATGATACCGCTAAGAATGACGAAACTTCCAACGAGAATGAAGATAATAATCTTGGTGAAGAAGAAAAACCAACACGCCAACGTCAACGCCGAGAGCGTTCAAATAATGATGCTGCAAGTACAGATGAATCGAAAGAGGAGGAAAAACCGCGCGAACGAAAACGCCGCGAACGTAAGCCGGTAGACGATGATACGCCACCAGGTGAAAAAGTAGATGGGGATGAACCTGCAGAAGAAACAACTTCACGTCGTCGTCGCCGTAGATCATAAAAACTAAACCAATTTTAGGAGGGTATTTACATGAAAAAATTACTTAATCAAAAAGAACAATGGTATGCCGATACAGCGGAAGAAGCTGAGGAAATTGTAGCAGAAGCCAAAGAGTCAGAGGGCTTAATCAAGCATGCTATTTCTGAAAAGCACAATAAATATGGGACATATCATTTAGTAGACTTGCAATTCAGCTACAATACACCGCGTGAATTAATGGAAGATGAAGCCGCTAAAAAAGAGCGAGAAAAAGAGCCTGATGGTCCACAGCATGATGGTGTTGAGGTATTAGTTGATAAAGATGGTACCGTTTCAGTTAACAATAAGGAGGATGAAGAATAATGGCAGATAAAAAATTCGATTGGTCAAAATTTGATAAAAACGTTGATATTGAGGCATTAGAAGCTGATGTAAAAGAAGTTGAAGAAAACGGTGGTGGGAATTTTGAGCCTATTCCTGATGGTCAATATGAAGTAGAAGTCGAAGTAATGGAGCTTGTTACATCAAAGGCAGGCGATCCAATGCTGAAAATTTGGTTTAAAGTTCTTGAAGGTGAATATGAAGGACAACGAATTTTCTATAACAAAGTGATGCAGCCACAAAATGACCGAGCATTTGGTCTACAGGTTCACCAAAATAATGAAATGTTACGTGCATTGTGGGATTGTGAAAAGGATGATGTTAAATTTACAGGATTCGAAGATTATGCCGATTTAGTCCTGGATATTCATGAAGATATTGAAGGTAAGTTTGAATACTTACTGAAAAAAGAAACTGATGATAAAGGCTACGATCAGTTTGAAATCGAAGAAGTTTTCGAAGTTGAATAAATGAATAAAGGGAGCCTATAAGCTCCCTTTATTTTAAATGGTAATAAATTATTTTACAAATAACTGATTAAGAACATCTTCATGTATTCCCTCTTCACACATGCGAGTTGAATCATGTCCACCTGAAGGGGTAGGTGATACGTTGGATAAATTTTGAATAGTTCCACCGCCCATTGTAAGTATAGCATCAAACTCTAAAGTACCTGAGCAATCTAAATCTTCAGTGTCATACTCACAACCTATTCCGTGGAAAATTTTTCTTTTGTATTTTGCTGTATATGAGAGTTTGACATGACATGAAACTTTTACATTAAATATGTCACTTTCATTTTCAACACTAACTGTAATTTCAGATGTGCCGGTTTGTCCATCCACCCATCTTTCATTTCCATTACAGTAAGGCACGCCTAGTCGATTTCTACGAGTAACATTATCCTCATGATCTGAAAAAGGCTTTCCATTAAGTTTGTTGGACAGAGAAACAATAATTTGCTGAGTATCCATTTTAAAACCTCCTAGTTATTCATACAAACAGTTCTATTATGAGTTAATAAAAATTTTGTATTCAAGATGCTCAATTAAAAAAGTTAGGTGATAATATGCTTTTCTATGACTTTGAAGTATTTAACCATGACTGGCTAGTTGTCATCGTTGATACGGATACAAAGAAAGAACATGAATTAATAAACGACGTGCCTGGTCTCATTGAATTTTACAATACACATAAACAAGATATTTGGGTAGGTTACAATTCCCGTCATTATGACCAATACATCTTAAAGGCAATTATATGTGGCTTTACACCACAAGAAATAAACCACTGGATCATAGTTAAACGTGAGCCAGGATGGAAATTTTATAAGGACTTTTGGAAAATACAATTATTTAACTTCGATGTAATGACAAATAAATTTAGATCATTGAAACAGCTAGAAGGATTCCAGGGGCATGATATTCAAGAAACTACAGTTTCTTTCAATACTGACAGACAGTTAACAGACGATGAAATTATAGAAGTGCTGAAATATTGCCGTCATGATGTACATGAAACGATTCATATTTTCATGGAAACAATATCAGAATTTGAATCACAGATTGAATTACTAAAAATGTTTAATTTGCCACTGAAACAAATATCTAAAACAAAAGCTCAGTTATCAGCTGTAATTTTAGAAGCACAGCAACCTAAAGTTGAGCGTAATGATGAATTTGATTTCTCATTTCCGTCTACTTTAAGAATTAACAAATATACTCAGGTGCTTGATTTTTATAAGGAAAACAAAGATTACAGCAAAGTCTTTGAATTAGATGTTGCAGGTGTACTTCACCTATTTGCTTGGGGTGGCTTACACGGTGCAAGGAATAACTATATTGGAACCGGTCATTTTTTAAATATAGATGTGGCAAGTTATTATCCAGCACTAATGATTGAATATGGTTACTTGTCCAGGAACGTAAAAGATCCTAAAAAATTCACTGAGATACGTGATAGACGACTTGAATATAAAGCAGCGAAGGATAAACGTCAGGCTCCACTAAAAATCGTTATTAACGGTACCTATGGTGCCATGAAGGACAAATATAACAGTCTTTATGATCCATTGATGGCCAATAACGTATGTATTGGTGGAATGACATTGCTTCTAGATTTAATTGAAAAATTAGAGCCATATTGTGACATCATCCAATCCAATACTGACGGTGTTCTTGTTAAATTAAGAAATCATAAGGATTACGAATTAATCGATGATATTTGTTACGAGTGGGAAAAACGTACAAAAATGGAGTTGGAATTTGAGGAATTTACAAAGGTTATTCAAAAGGATGTAAACAATTATATTCTTGTTGATGCAACTGGCAACTATAAAGCTAAAGGTGCCTATGTAAAAAAGCTTAACCCACTAGACAATGATCTTCCCATAGTGAATGAAGCCATTGTTAATTGGTTCGTAAAAGGGATAGATCCCGAAGAAACTATTTTCGAATGTACAGAGCTAATTAAATTTCAAAAGATTGTAAAAATCAGTAACAAATATGATTATGCTCGTTATGGATTAAGACGAATGAATGAAAAAGTATTCCGCGTATTTGCTAGTGTAGATCAAAACGACAAGGAATTGAAAAAAGTGAAAAACGGTACCCCCGAAAAGATACCGTATGTACCAGAAAAATGTTTCATCATTAATGAAGATATAAGTGACATGAAAGTACCCACAAAGCTTGATTACTGGTGGTACTTAGACTTAGCTAATGAACGAATCAATGCATTTATTGGGGAGTGATTGTAATGAAAAGGACCATTATTTTTAATGGTCCATGATTATCTAATTAAATAATGCACGGATTTCTTCCCATTTTTTCTCGGGCAACCATCCATAGTATTGATTAGTTACAGCTATTACCAAGATGAAGTCATTGGTATCTAAATAAGGTTTTAATTGCTCGTATAATCCCTGTGCAGAAAGATTAGATTTAACTAGCCAAGCAGACTTCTGATATTTACAATGTTGGAACGTTTCTAGTTTTTTAATTAAATCAGGGTAGTTTTGACCATCTTTATTTAGGTCATACGTTACTGAATAAACTGCCATGTGATTTCACCTCCTAGTAAGATACCTATTTCGACAAATAATATGAAAATCCTTTATTTAATTACAATTATTGTATAGAGAGTGGTGATTACAATTTATAAAGGCTACCTGAAAGGAAATGGTAAGCATGCTGCCACATCATTCAAAGATGGTAGCAAGTTACTTTCCTATAATACAGCTAGAAAAGAAGATTCTTATGTTGGTATTTTGGCAGATGATTTTATCATGGTTGATGTTGATGACATAGACGAAGCTGAAATACTACTCAACATAGTAGAAGATAAGGATATTAAATGTTCCGTATTACAAACGAATAATGGCATGCATTTTTATTTTAAAGGCTACGCTTTAACAGCAAATAAAATTAAGTGGTATTCCAATATGGGGATACATTGCGATTACAAGCTAGGTATAAAAAATACTGCCGATCCACTTAAAATAAATGGCCATATTCGCAAGTGGCTCCGTAAGTGTGAAGAACATGATCCTTTGCCTGCCTGGTTATATCCATATAACAAGAAAAATCCTAACTTGGCCAAGTTATCAGATGGTGATGGACGTAACGATAAACTTTTCACTTACATTTTAAAAATGCAATCGCAAGGTATGGCTAAAAAGGATATTAAAGAAACTATTGCTATTATTAACAATTATATTTTAGAGGAACCGGTTGATAAGAATGAGCTGAACATTATTTTACGTGATGATGCATTTATGAAAGAATCTTTTTTCATTAAAGGTGTATTTCATCATGATAAATTTGGTGATTTCTTAATAAATGAACATCACATTTGTAAAATCGCAAACGTGCTGCACATTTACCATGAAGGTGTATATTCGGACCGTGAGGAAGACATTGAACGAATGATGGTCAAACATATATCATCATTGACCAGGGCGCGACGACAGGAAACGTTAGCATACATTCAACTTAATGCTAAAGAAAAACATTTTGCATCTACTCAGTATGTGGTCCTAAAGAATGGTGTATTTAATTTAGAAACTTGGGAACTGCAGGACTTCTCACCTGAAATAATTACTCGTAATAAAGTACCAATCGCTTATGTGCCAGGTGCTTATTATGAGGTGACAGACAAAACATTAAATAAAATTGCGGTCCATGACAAAAAGATACGATCCATCTTAGAGGAAATCTTAGGCTACATTTTATTTAGACGAAACGAGTTCGCGGCTTTGTTTGTCCTCACTGGTAATGGTAGTAATGGTAAATCATCATATTTAAAAATCATTCGCAAATTAGTGGGTGAATTTAATACTGCTTCACTAGATTTAAAAGAGCTGGACCAACGATTCAAAACAGCTGAGTTATTTGGAAAGTTAGTCAATATTGGTGATGATATTTCGAAAAGCTATATAAAAGAATCATCTGTACTTAAAAAATTAGCAACAGGTGAAACTTTGAACGTCGAGCGGAAAGGGAAAGATCCATTTGATTTCACCAACTACTCAAAATTGATTTTTTCGGCCAATGAGATGCCACGAATTAATGATTACACGGATGGTCTTGGTAGACGTCTTCAAATTGTCCCTTTTAAAGCAAAGTTCTCAGTAGATGATGAAGACTATGATCCATTTATTACAGACAAACTGCTTTCTGATGAATCGATGCATTATGTATTGAATTTAGCTTTGAATGCTTTAAAACGACTACTTAACAATAAAAAATTCACACAATCCAAAGCCGTTGAGAAAGAGATGGAGAAATACCATGAAGAAAACAATCCAATTATTAGCTTTATGCATCTTGAAGATATTGAATTAGAACGTGCTGTAGTAAGTGATGTGTATTTACAATACAAAGTTTACTGCAGTGAAAATGGCTTCCAACCTGTAAGTAATATTAGTTTTAGTAAAATGATTAAACAGATGTATGGTTATAGCACAAAAGTACAACGTGTGGATGGTAAAACAAAACGTCTATTTATCATCGATGAAGAATGATAAAAATTTGCGCTTCCCAAAATAGTGTTACAGATGAAAATAGAGAAAATGTCTAAAAAACATGTGATTTTGCCGTTTGACTTTTTCCCTGGGGAAACACGTTGATATATCAACACCTTTTTTAAAAACGTGACCGATTTTAGGTCAAAAAATGTTCTGAAAAAGTGACCGTTTTAGCAGTTTATAATGAAAAAGTGGGTCAAATGCGTAACATGTTACAGTTATCTGTAACGTGATAAATGCAGTCATATCAAGAGTTTGTAAGGTGCGTTACAGTTGTTACAGATAAAATGACTTTCTTTATATTTTATATATAAATAAATAATATTTTTTTATCTTATATAAGAAATATAGGGGGTAAATGCGTAACACGTAACACAGTTAAGTTACTTGAAGCTTAGAGCCATAAGGGTTTGAAGGTGTTACAGATTGTAACGCTTTGTTACGCATTTTCCTCAAAAATAGTGACCGAAAGGTGGTTGCGAATGACCAAATTGTCTTATGAATGGTTGAAAGACTATAAAGAATTAGAATTTGAAATCATGAGATTAGAAAATAACCTAAATAGAAGTAAAAGAGAATTAGGTAGATGGACAACAGGGGACTTAGCAAAATATAAATTAACAGCAGAAAGTGACGGTGCAAGATTAGAGGAACGCATTGAGGCAATTCAATATGAATTAGCGCATAAAATGAATGATTTAGAAGATATGAGAAAATTCATTTGTTCATTTAATGATCTTGAATACAAAATTGTTTATAAAAAATACATTGAAGGAAAGACACTAGAAAAGATAGCAGAGGAAATGAATTATAGTTCCAGCTACATTTACAACAAACATGCTCAAATAAAACGAATGATTGAGTTTGCCCTTGATTTAGTAACTTCACATTGATTTACCATTAATAGATGCAATGTTAAGTATTGAAAAACCGTTATATGATGGTAATGTGATAATTACATCACGCCATGAAAACCTCCTTTCAGCATGAGGCCGTACAAATTAGTACGGTCTTTTGTTATGTCTGAAAAGAGGACAAATGAAAGGAGCGATTAATAAATGAAAGTACAAATTCGCACAACAGCTAACGGAACTGAATACTGGGATAATGAAGCTAAGAAAACATTGTTTGTACCTGCAGGTGAACAGCCATCATTTAATGTAACTGAAAGTCCTACAACAATGCTTCATAAAGGTGAAACAGTTAAGCCATTAGATGAACCAGTAATTAATTTAGAGGGCATGACTGCTACACAGCTGAGAGAGTTTGCAGAAGAAAACAATATCGATGTACCAGGTAATTTAAAGAAGCCTGATACAATCCGTGAGTATATTGAGGAACAATTAGCAGTTGATGCAGAATGAAATATTGTAGTGAACAAGGATGCCGACAGTTAGTTAGTAAAGGGCGGTATTGTGATAATCATAGAAGAAAGAAAAGGAATGTAGGTGCCAGCAATAAGCCGTTCTATAGCACGGAGGCATGGAGGGATTTAAAGGCTGATTGTTATCGGCGAGATAAAGGAAGATGTACACGATGCAATAAGTTTGTGTTTGGTAAGACAGCACAGCATCATCACATCATACCAATCAATAAGAGGCCAGACTTGAAGCTTGATCCAGGCAACGTCACAACCTTATGTCCAACGTGTCACATGATAGTTGAACATGAGACAAAGCCGAAGCCAAAACATAATTTTAAATGGTGATAGCCCCCCTACCAAATAATAATTTTGGCCATTTTTCTGTAGACCGTATGAGCATGGAAACGCGCGCCTCAATTTGATTTTTTGAAAAAATTTAAGTGTGACAAAGGCAGGTGAATAGGTATTGACCAAAAAACACGAACAAGCATTTGAGCTTTTTAAAGAGAGCGAAGGAAGTCTTTCAAATGCAGAAATAGCAACGGCTGTTGGTGCTGCAGAGTCTACAGTTAGAAAGTGGAAAAGTCGCTATAAATGGCTTGAACAATTGGGTGTAGTTCAGAATGTCACAGTAGAGGAAAAAGAAAGTGTGACGAAAAGTAAACCTTCAAATCGTGAACTGCAGCATAAACGAATAATTGACTCATTGGTGGAGGCTGGAACCTATTCGCCTGCTTTAGATTTATTAATTGAAGTGTACCTGGATTGTTTCGAAGAATATGAACAAGCAAAAGAAATTGGTGAAAATACTGAAAAGCTTCGAAAAGAATTAGCTCGTTTACTTGGCCAACTTGGATTAGACGGTAAAAATAAGGATCTTATTAAAAAATCAGGGACATTACTTGCTAAAGGAGACGAGGAAAAGAAAAAAGAACCGGATCCTGAGGTGAATGAAAGTAGTAAGCTTGTTCAATTTAGGAAGAGGAAAATGCGACCATGATAGATTTTGATGTAAATTATGCTGATGAATTTGTAAAAGAGTTCGATTCTAATCCAAAAGCTTATCCACACAGTATTAAATTAATGGTGAAGCGATATAAACGATGGAAGAAGCGTAAAGACATTTGGTTTGATAATGATAAAGCCAATGACATGTTATATTTCACCGAAACATTCTTGAAACATGCAAAAGGGAAATGGGCTGGCCAACCATTAATCTTAGAATCATGGCAGAAGTTTTACTTTGCTAACATTTATGGATGGCAGCGAGAAAATGAATTTGGAAAAGCTGTACGAGTTGTTCGAAATGCATACCTGCAGGTGCCAAAGAAAAACGGTAAAACAATTATGGGCGGTAGTCCTGTAATTTATGGTATGTATGGTGAGGGTGTTAAGGGCGCTGACTTCTACATATCAGCAAATACATTTGAACAATGTCAAAACGCTGCTATTCCCATCGGCCTAACGATTGAAAATAGTCCTGATTTGCGTCCAGGTACACGTATTTACAAAGGTAAAGAAGATACGATTCGCTCTATCAAATATACTTTCGTAGAAGATAGTATTAAGTATGCCAATACATTGAAAGTCTTAACAAAAGACAACGCAGGGAACGAGGGTAAAAATCCATATTGTAACTATTTCGATGAAGTCCACGCCCAAATGGACCGAGAACAATATGATAACTTGCGATCTGCTCAAATAGCCCAAGAAGAACCATTGAATATCATCACAACAACAGCTGGAAAACAAACTGGAGCATTGGGCGCACAAATTCACGCTTATGCAAAAGAAGCTATGAAGAATGATAATGACGATTCTTGGTTTGTAATGATTTATGAACCTAACAAGGGCTATGATTGGGAAGACCGCGAAGTTTGGCGCATGGTAAATCCGAATATCGGTGTATCAGTAAGCATGGAGTTTTTAGAGAATGCATTTAAAGAAGCTCAAAATAATAGCTTCAATCGTGCCGAGTTTTTATCTAAGCACCTCAATGTATTCGTAAACTATGCGGAAACATATTTCGAACTTGACCAATTAGAAAAAATGCTTGTTGAAGATCTTGGAGAGATTGAAGGTTTGACATGTGTTGTGGGTGTCGATTTATCAAGACGTACAGATTTAACATGTGTGAATATTAACGTGCCAACATTTGATGATGATGGTGAACCAATCTTAAAGGTAAAGCAAATGTATTTTATTCCTGAGTTTGGGATTGAAGAAAAGGAACTGCAGCGTAACGTTCCTTATCGTGAGCTTGCTGAAAAAGGATTTGTTACACTATGCCCTGGTAAAACAGTAAGCGAAGATATGGTAAACGAATATGTAGAATGGGTATTTGATAATTTTGATTTACGACAAATAAATTATGATCCTGCATTGGCTGAAAAGCTTGTTGAACAATGGGAAATGCTCGGTATACCGTGTGTAGAAGTGCCACAGTATCCAGCAGTAATGAATGAACCATTTGATGATTTTGAAATTCTTCTTTTGCAGGATAAAGTAATAACAGATAATCCATTACTAATTTTCTGTGCATCTAATGCAAAAGTCATAACGAATATAAACAATTTAAAAACACCATCCAAGCGAAAAAGCCCGGAACATATAGACGGCTTTGTCGCTTTTTTAATTGGCCATAAAGAGACATTAAATATGATGGCCGAAAGCATGGATGGTTTAGATGAATATGTGAAATCAATTTATCGATAAAGCGAGGTGAGAAAGTGGGAATAAGAGATAGGCTTTCAAGATATTTAGTAAAAAAACTTGAAAAACGAGGCTTAATAGAGGATTCATTAGGCGGGAGTGTTCGGTTAAATGGATGGTTTGCTAATGATGAAAACATATTACAGTCAAGTGATGTGTACGAACTATTACAAGACATAAGTAGTCAAATAGCATTGGCCCAGGTGGTAGTTGAAGACCAGGAAACAGGCAAGGATATCACGAGCCATCATGTTCTAAAGCTGTTACGCAATCCAAACAAATATTTAACCGGCACAGAATTTATGAAGTTGATGGTGAACACTTATTTAGTAGAAGGTGAGGTTTTTCCCTTTTACACAGGCAAGGAAATTCATATTGTATCGAATGTTGAAACTGAAATAGACAGTCAACTAACCGAACATTTTAAAATAAACGGCACTGAGATACCTTCAAGTATGATTCGTCATATTAAAAATATTGGTCTCAATCATTTAACAGGGGTTGGACTAAAGCAGTTAGGTAAGGATACGTTAGAGGGCGTTATGAGTGCTGAAAAGGTACTGACAGATAAGTATAGAAAGGGCGGTATTCTTGCATTCTTATTAAAATTAGATGCTCATATCAATCCGAAAAATGGTGCTCAATCGATTCTAATCAATTCAATCCTGGATCAACTAGAAGGAATTGACGATAGTAGGACAATAAAGCTTATTCCGTTAGGAAAAGGATATGAAATTAGTGATTTAAAGAGTCCAATTGATGATTCTAAAAACCTGGCTTACTTAAATGTTTATAAAAAGGATCTTGGAAAGTTTTTAAATATTGATGTTGAAACTTACAGATCAATGTTAAAGACGGACTTAGAGAAAGCCATGATGTACTTACACAATAAGTCTATTAAATCTATAATGCAAAACTTTGAAGACCATTTAAGTCTTCTTTTTTTCGGTCAAAATTCGAATTTACGTTTGAAATTCAAGATTAATATTTTGGACTTTGTACCATACAGCACGAAAACAAATATTGCTTATAACCTGGTTAGAACAATGGTCGCAACCCCTGACGATGCTCGCGATAATTTACTAGGCTTTGATCGTTTATTCACTGAGGAATCAATGAAGCTGTACATTTCGAAAGATTTAATTGCTGGCGAAGACATTAATAAAGCGACAGATAACAGCTTGAAAGGGGGGGAAGATGGTGGCCAAGCAGAAGGAAATTCGGACGCTTGATATTCAGGGACTTCAAACAAGGAGCCAGGGCGATAGTGAGTCGAATGTGATAGAAGGTTATGCAGCTGTATTTAATTCCCCTACAGATATATGGGGCATGTTTACAGAAGTTATCGCGCCTGGTGCTTTTGCGGATGCGATTGCCTCAAATGACGACATACGCGCGCTATTTAACCATGATTGGAACAATGTCTTAGGAAGAACCAAGAGCGGGACTTTGCGCTTGTCAGAGGACGCTAGAGGGCTTAAATTCGAAGTCGATTTACCAAATACAACATTGGCTAGGGATTTATCAGAGAGCTTAAAACGTGGCGATATTTCACAATGTTCATTCGGGTTTGTTCCCACAAGTGAAACATGGGATTATGAACCTGAAATTCCTGTCCGAACAATTAACAGCGTTGAACTACATGAAATCAGCGTGGTAAGTATTCCAGCATATGAAGACACAGAAGTGTCATTACGGTCAAAAGAAGCAAATAAATCGATTGAACAACGATTGAAATTAATACAACAAATAAACTCAGTTTTGGAGGAAAACAAGCATGAATAAAAAACTATTAAAAGCATTACAGAAACGTCTGAAAGGACGTTTAACAGAACTACGATCACAGTTAGAAGCTGGCGATATTGCAGAAGAAGCAATCGAAGGTGTTACAGCTGAAATTCAAGAACTATCCGACGAGCTTAAAGAAACAGAACAAGCACTTGCAGATCTAGAAGATGATCCAGGAAACGATGATCCTGAAAACCGTAGTGCTGACAATCCTGACGAGGAAGAAGAAGAAGAAGATAAGGAAAAAACTGATCCTGAAAAACGTGGTGGTATTTCGCAATCAGCGCAGACAGCAGTAAATGCTATTGGAAAAGCTTTATCAACTCGTAATTCTAAGTCTACTAAAAAACGTGAAGCTGAAATTCGTTCAGCATTTGCTAACTTTGTAGTTGGTAATATTACTGAATCAGAGGCGCGATCATTAGGAATAGCAATTAATAACGGTATGGTTACTGTGCCAGTAGAAATTTCAAAAGAAGTTATTTCCTACGCACAAGAAGAAAACTTGTTACGAAAGTACGGTACTTACATTCCAACAGATGCAGATGTAAAATATCCTGTACTTGTAAAGAAAGCAGATGCTAATGTTTCTAAAAAGGAACGAGCGGCAGCAGGTGGTAAAGAGGTTCCTAAAACAGACATTGAATTTGATTCAATTGATTTAGACCCAGCTGAATTTGATGCCCTTGCAACTGTTACAAAAAAATTATTAAAACGTACAGGTGTAAAAATTGAGCAAATTATTATTGAAGAATTAACAAAGGCTTATGTTCGTAAAGAAATTAACTACATGTTTAATGGTAATGATCCTGATAACGAAAATGATGGCGCGCTTGCTAAGAAAGCTGTTCATTATTATGAAACAGTCACAATTGATCCTGTAGCTGTAGACGATCTAAAATTATACAAGCAATTAGTAAAATTAAAAGGACAACCAGTAACAGAAGTGCTAAAAAAATCTATGTGGATTGTAAACCGTGCAGCACTTACTTTACTTGAGGGTATGACAGATTCTACTGGTAAACCATTATTACATGAAGCAACGGAAGGTTTAAGCTATAAATTACTGGGTCACAAGTTAGACTTCACTGATGCTGCAGATGGAGAAGATCCAACAAAACCAGTATTCTATTTTGGCGATTTCTCGAAATTCTATATTCAAGAAATTAAAGGTGGCATGGAGCTTCAAAAGCTAGTAGAAAAGTATGCAGGTACCAATGAAATTGGCTTCCAAATATACAACCTTATTGATGGCCAATTAATCTATTCACCATTTGAGCCAGCCGTTTACCGTTACGAAGTAGGAGCCACTAAACCAGGGAGCTGATTAGATGGATGAACTATTAGAACAATTTAAGGAACATATTCGAGAGGACGGTGAGGGAGATGCTTCACTGTCCTTTTATTTAAGAAATGCCAGGCGATATGTAAAAACTGCAACAGGTGCCGAACAAGAATATTTGGTACTAATGGTTGCAGGAATTATGTATGAATACCGTGTTGCAGATGATGAATTGCAAAAAGCACTTGACGCCATCACACCTTTTATCGTTCAGGAGGCTTATGGCGATGCCGAAACACCAAGCTAATAAACTGACAAAGAGAATTAGTATTTGGGGTAATGTGGAGGTCGAAAATCGGCTAGAAGAAACGACTTATAAATTTGAGCCCATTAAAACAATTTGGGCTGAAATTATCCCACAGACAGGATCGCTTCAAAAACAAGTTGCTGAAACTATCCTCACAAATGTTACGCATAAAATTAAGGTTCGCTATACAGCTGGAAAAGACATCACAAAGGAAATGCAGATTAGATTTAAAAACCACACATTTGAAATCAAATATATTATTGATCCTTATTTTGAAAACAAATGGCTAGAAATCTTTGTCCAGGAGGTGTTGCAATGAGTATTCAAATGAATGGACTCACTCAATTTCAGAAAGATTTATTTGATGTTGCAACCAAGGAACTACCAAAAGAAGCACCAAAATTAATGCGTAAAATTGGCAACAAAGCTAAATCAAAAGTGGCAAAAAAAGCGCGTAGCCTAGTGAAGAAAAAGAACAACATCTACCATAAAAAATGGAAACGAGGAAAAGTCTTTATAGGCTATCGTGGCGAGTTGGTTGTCCGTGTAATTAACTCAGCACCACATGCACATTTGGTTGAGGATGGTCACTGGATGGTAGACCATGAAGGTAATAAAACAGGCGATTTTGTTCATGGGAAAAAACCACTTGATAAGGGTATGCGAGAATTTGAAACGTCAGGTGATGTTGAAAAGGAAACAGTGAAATGGCTAGATGATTTGTTGAGGAAAAAGAAACTATGATTACATTTGAAAACATTAGAACAATAGTGACCAGAAAACTAAAAGCAAATTTCAAAGGATTAAAGGTATCAAGTAAATCTGTAAAGGATGGCTTTACAAGGCCGTCGTTTAAATTGGAATTAGATAATGTGAAGCGTGAGGGCTATTTAACACAAGTTGAAAAGTCTTGTACGGTTCGCATTTTTTATTTTCCTACAGATGAAAATGATAATTCGATTGAATTGCTAGATGTTCAAGAAGCACTTGGTAATTTATTTGACCTTAAATTTTCTGTAGGTGATCGCCATTTAAATATAGTCGAACCTAATTTTGATGAGATCGATGGTGTATTGCAATTTGAATTTGACCTTCAATTCTTTGACGGCCGTGAATACGGTGAGGAAAGTTCAAGTTCAAATACTAATATCGAGGATGAAATTAAAAACGGGAAAGAATGGTATGAGAAACATCCAATTGAACTTATGGGTGAGTTGGATGACGAGGAAGGGGATTAAACAATGGGCCTACCACAAATTATTATTGAGTTTAATGGGAAAGCCGTTACAGCTATTAAGCGTAGCCAGCTTGGAATTGTTGCATTGATACTAAAAGACGACGTGCAAACGGCTGATACAGTAACGTATAAAAGCATAGAGGAAGCAAAAACCGATGCATGGTCAGCAGAAAACTTAGATTACATTCAAAAAACTTTCATGGGTACACCAAGTAAAGTCATTATTGAACGTTTGGCAACAACTGCAGTTGATTATAATGCCGCATTAACACGCTTAAACAATAAGCGATTTAACTACTTGGCCATTCCGGGTATCGAAGACAAGGATACAACAACTATTGCAACTTGGATTAAGACTAAACGTGACAATAATAAGAAAACATTTAAGGCAGTTTTACCAAACTGTGATGCAGATCATGAAGGAATCATTAATTTCACAACAACAGGAATTAAAGTTGGCGAGAAGGATTATAAAACTGCAGAATACACAGCGCGGATTGCTGGCATCCTAGCAGGGTTGCCATTTACACGTTCATCTACTTATTACGAGTTGAATGAAATAGATGCTATTACAGATATTGAAGATCCTGACACAGCTGTGGATAATGGTGAGCTAATACTTATTAACGATGGTGAAAACATTAAAATCGGACGAGGTGTTAACAGTCTGACAACAACAACAGGTAAAAAGACAGAAGACTTTAAATCAATCCGTGTTATGGAAGTGCAGGACTTAATAAAAGACGATATTCGCACCACATTTGATAAAAATTACATCGGTAAACACAACAATACCTACGATAATCAAGTGTTGTTTATTCGTTCAATTAACGCTTACTATGACGGCTTAGAAGGAGAGGGAATTCTTGATTCGAACTATGAAAATAAAGCTGAAATAAATGTCCGAAAACAACGTTTGGCGTGGGAAAATATCGGAGTAGATACAACAGATTGGGACGATCAAAAAGTAAAAGAAATGTCCTTTAAACGCAATGTTTTTGTAGGGGGCAACATTAAGATTGTAGATGCTATAGAGGACTTAGATATGGATATTGCAATTTAAGGAGGGATTGACACATGGGTAAATTAAAATCTAATCGCGTAATTAATGGCACATTCGGCAGCGTATGGGTTAATAACGAAAAATGGCTTGATGTTGAGGAATTTGAAGCTAAAGTAACTATTGATTATGAAGATATCAACATGGCCGAAGATTTGGCTACGCATAAGAAAATGACAGGCTGGACAGGTGAAGGGAATTTAAAAGCGAAAAAAGTATATAGTCGCGGAGCAAACTTACTAGCAGAGGCAGTTAAAAAAGGTATAGTTCCCGAGATAAATATGGTTGGTAAATTAGCAGATCCTGACGCATTCGGTACAGAGCGAATTGCTATTGGTGAAGTTACATTTAGTGAATTCATGCTTATGCAATTCGCACAAAAAACAATTGGTACAGAGGAATTACCTTTTAGTTTTGCAGATTATGATCTTATTGATTCAATTACAGCTTAAAACAATCGGAGGGAAATTAGAATGAGTGAAACAACTAAAAAACGATTAACAGTTACAGATTTGATGAAGGAAAAGGAAAAATTTCAAACAAAAAATGACGAAGTTGCAGTAGTTTTGGTGGAGCGTTTAAATGCAGAAGTGGTTATTCGTAAACCTGAAAAATCATTGTGTGTCGATGCATTACGAATGACTCGGGATAAAAACAATGATACAGATGCCGATGTGTACATGGTGTATAACACTATGACAGAACCTGACTTGAAGAATAAGGAGCTACAAAAAGAATTTGGTTGTGTACTACCTACTGATATTGTAGAAAAAATCTTTGAAGCTGGAGAAATAGCAAGTCTATCAGAAATGGCATTTGATTTAGCTAAGTACAAAGATGGTGGCGTTACAATTGTAAAAAACTAATTGATAGTGATGATGATTTTTATTTTCTTCATCACTATGTTCAAAAGGGCCGCAAACTTGATGAATTGTTAAATTTACCTTATGACGAGAAGCTGTTCATGACAGCAAGTTTGGATAAGGAACTAGAGGAAAGAAACAAATATGTAAAAGCTGGAGCGATGGTAACAGTACCGTTCTAGCTTTTTTTCTTTTGTAAAGGCGGTGAGGAATTGGCGAATAGGGTTATATCGGCAGTTCTTACATTACAAGATCGTGATTTTTCCAGTAATTTAAGGCGGGCCGGTGATCGAGCAGATGATTTTGGTCGGGGTGTTGTAAGAGTAGGTAATCAGATTCAACGCTTTGGACAAGGGGCAACTAGAGTTTTTAAATCAGTAGCAATGGGCGCTGGTGCTTTGGGTGCAACTGGAATCGCTGCATTTGGCGCAAGTGTTGCAAAATCGATAGTTGATACAGATGGAGCTTTCAAACGCTTAGAAGCACGTACAGGAGCAACAGGCGCTAAATTAAAAGGCCTTGAAAATGTGGCCAAAGATGTGTTCAAAGCAGGGTTTGGTGAAAACATGGATCAAGTAGCTGATGATGTTTCTACTTTAAGTGCTATGTTTAAAAATTTAAAAGGAGATTCATTAACAGAGGTAGCCAAAGGAGCTGCAACTATTTCACAAGCTTGGGGATCTGAATCGAAAGAAGTAGGTAGAGCTGTCCAAGCAATGACCAACAATTTTAATGGGTTGGGAGAAAATAAAGCATTAGATTTAATGACTTTTGCATTCCAAAAAACTGGTGACTATTCAGACGACCTACTTGATACGTTTAGCGAATACAGTATGCATTTTAGTAAGCTAGGACTGAGCGCTGAAGAATTTACAGGAATTTTAATTCGAGGTGCTGAAAATGGTGCATTCAACATGGATTTTGTGGCAGATGGTGTTAAAGAGTTAGGTATTCGTGTTATTGATGAATCTAAGACAACAGCAGAAGGTTTCAAAGCAATAGGTTTTAATGCAGAGGAAATGGCCAAAAAATTCGCAACTGGCGGTGAAGAAGCTAATACGGCATTTCAGGCTACAATTGCAGGTTTAGCAGCAATGAAGAATCCTATTGAAAGAAATGCCGCAGGTGTAGCATTATTTGGTACTAAATGGGAAGATGTGCGCGAAGATGTTATTTTATCAATGGCTGATTCAGCAGCAGCCGTTGAAGGTTTCGAAGGAGCAACAGGACGAGCAGCAGATGCACTACAAAGTAGCTTTAAATCGAAATTAACACAGTCATGGCGGGAGTTGCAGACTGGTATAGCCGATGTTGTAAACGGTGCAGGCGCACAAGAATTTTTACAAGGAGTTGCTCAAAAAGCTGATGAATTAGTACCGAAAATTCAAGGTATTGTGGAAAAGGCATTTGAGTTTGGAAATACAGTAAGAGAGAATTGGGGACCAATTAAAGAAACGCTCATTGGAGTGAGTACAGCAGCTGGTGTACTAGCAGTTGGAATGGGCACTTTAAAAGTGATTACTACTGTTACCACGATGGTGCAAGGCTTTAAAACAGCTATGGGACTTGCAACCGCAGGACAATGGGCAATGAACACGGCCATGCTTGCCAGTCCACTTACTTGGGTAGTAATCGGAATTGCAGCAGTAGTTGCTGCAGGTGTTTTACTATATCGAAATTGGGACGTTGTAAAACAAAAAGCAAGTGAATTGTGGCAAAGATTACTCGATAATCCAATGCTAGCACTTGTAGCTGGTCCAATCGGAGCACTCATTGCTGCAGGAATCACGCTATATCAAAATTGGGACAAGGTTCGCGCTGGTTGGGATACAACGTGGAATACTATTAAAAGCGCGGCTGGAAGTGGTGTTAATTTTGTTATCGATAAGCTCAATGGGCTTATTAAGGTAATTAATAACATCCCTGGTGTAAACATCCCCATTGTCCCTAAAGTCAGTTGGGGAGATGTAAAAACGGGTGTGGACAGTATTAATAAAGCCTCAGCAGGTGGTAAAGTACCGCAGTATGATGTTGGTTCTAACCGCATTGAGGAGGATCACCTAGCACAAATCCATAAAGGCGAAATGATTATTCCAGCTCGACAAGCTGAACGTGTACGTGCTGCAGGTGGGAATATTGATAACATAGATAAAATGGTTCAACCGTCACCTGTTGCTGTAGCAACGCCTACAACTACAGGAAGTACCCCTCAGCCCGCGCCTGCAAATAACGGCAATGTACAGGTAATTATTGAAAACTTAAATGCTAAAGGTGTTACAGCAATGGAAGTGGCGAATGAACTTGTGCCATTACTACAATTAAGATTGGCCAATTTATAGGGAGGTTGAATAGATGGATATTTTTTTAAGTACGATGGATAGAAAACAAATTATTCAACTTCCTATAGTGCCAGCTGAATTTAAAATACCTAGTCCTGTGAATAATGAAGTTTTCACTACGATTAATCAAGGTGACATTAAATTACTTGGTCGTAGAGGCTTGAAATCTCTTACGATTGATTCTTTTTTTCCTTCAAAGGTGTATCCATTTTCACGAAGCAATAAATATTTTGGGTGGGAGTACTACGAGATCATTGAGGGCTGGATAGACAAACGAATGCCAATTCGACTGATTATGTCCAATACTCCTATTAATATGCTAGTGACGATTGAAAACTTTGAACCAGGGTTACAAGATGGTTCAGGTGATGTTTATTATTCATTGGCTCTATCAGAATTTAAAGAGATTATTTTAGAAACAAAGAAGGTGAAATGATGGCTCATGAACTATGGTTAATCAAAGGCGAAACCATGACAAATATTACACCTTTGCTTGGCACATTAACCTGGCGTAGCAACATGGAGGAGTTAGGGGATGAAATTAATTTTAGTATCGCTTTTACTGATACAAATTACTTCCCTGTGAATCCATGTGATATTGGTGATATGGTGGCTCTATACAACAATGGCAAGGAAATAACGCGAGCTATTATTGTGGACGAGTTGAAAAATGGAAGATCACCAATTGCATATGTTGCCTTTGATTATGCCTTTTACTTAAATAAATCTACAGCTGTATATCAGTTTAATAAATTATCTGCAGACGCTTGTATCAAAAAAATAGCTAAAGATTTTAATATCCAAATAGGTAACATTGTATCTATTCCTAAAGCCATTACTAAAATATTCAATGACAAAAAAGTAAGTGAAATTATCAAAGAAATTCTAACGACTGCAGAACAATCATTAGGCGTTAAATATCTCATGGAAATGCGCCAAGGTAAACTATACATCGAAAAACAAGGGGATGTAGTAGTAACCGGTACATTTCAATTATTCGAGGGTGGTCCACAGTACGATATTCATTCAGCGCTTATGAATCCTTCTAAAAGGTGTAGCATTACAGAAATGGCTAATACAATCCAGGTTGTAGGAAACAATGACAAAGTAGTTTTAACCAAGTCTGATAATAAAATGGCTGAGAAGTATGGCCGTATTACTAAGGTCGTGAAGTTAGATCAGAATGAAAAGAAAAGTGCTAAACAAGTAGCTGAGAATGAATTAAAACAGTTATCAAAAGTGGCAGAAGAAAATAGTGTTGATTTGATGGGCCACGATGATTTTAGGGCTGGCCGACTGTTTGCACTAGAAGAACCAACCACGGGAATTAAAGGCACTTTCTTGATTAAAGATGTGTTGCACACGATTAGTAAAGGTATTCATACAATGAAGCCTACATTAGAGGTGAAATAAAATGGATGCAGTAACGGATCTTGCAAAAATGTTTAAAAATAATGAAAATCCTAAGCAAGTTTCAATGTCTACGGGCATTGTTATTTCGCCACCGCCTAATTCTCAAATACGCTTGAATGAAAAAGTTATTTTATATAATAATCAATTAGTATTTGCAGCTCATGTTCTAGGAGATTATGAACGTGACATAGAGCTAAAAGGTGAAATTAGATTCACTGAAAGCCCATTTCAAACCTTTGAAGCGAAAGAAGTGAAATCTAAAACAAAAGATACACTCAAAGAAGGTGACGAGGTGATTCTACTACCTACTCATGACGAGAATTTATATTATGTTGTAGGTAAGGCGGTGAGGTTCGAATAATGTTACCTAAGATTGCTCAACTAGAATTTAATACGCAAGAAATTGAAACGGACTTACCAAGTGGTGGTAAGTCTTTTTTGTATGACTTTGATAAAGGTGATTTTGTCTTTAAAAACGGGAAAATGGTTGAGATTCATGGCTTGGAAACATTAAAGCAATGGATTTTAAAAGTGTTAAAGACAGAACGCTTTCGCTTTAGGATTTATAAAGATATTCCTTATGGCGTGACATTAGAGGATTTAATAGGGTCTAGCCTACCACGTGCCTTTATCGAAGCAGAAATTAAACGCGAGGTTACAGCTTCATTGTTAGAACATACACACATTCAAGAGATCCAGGAATGGCAGTTTAGCCATGATGGAAAATGGATGCGGATAAAATTCAGAGTCGTCACGGTAGAAGGTGCATTCGAAATTGACGAGCCAGTAAAGAAGGTGGCAGCGTAGATGGAAGATGAAAAAATCATTCATGATCGAATGATGACCAATATTAGTAATGATTACGACAAGTCTAAAGGCAACTTTGTTTATGATGTGACAAAACCAGTGGCCGTAGAATTTGCTGAACAACAAAAGAAGATTGCTGCAGTACAAGAAAAGTTAGATGTTGAAAAGTTAACCGATGACGAGCTTACTCGGTTTGTTTATCAGCGCACAGGAATTAGCCGTAAACCTGCTACCCAAGCAACAACAACCGTCATTGTTTCGGGTACAGCTGGCACACTTGTGAAAGTTGGCGAACTAGTAGGCACAGATACAATTTTATACACAGTCCTTGAAGAAGCTGTTCTAAATGAAAGTGGGTTCGCTCATGTTCGAGTGCAATGTAATGATTTTGGCCAAATAGGAAATGTGCCAGCGAACACCATTATAAATTTCCCTTCATCTATCAATGGATTGGTAAATGTGTACAATCCTGATGCTGTTGTTGATGGTTACGATGAGGAAACAGATTATGATTTACGTCAGCGTTATTATGATAAGCTACAGCGTCCAGGTAAAGCAGGAAACAAATATCAATATCGTGAATGGGCATTAGAAGTAACAGGTGTTGGGGATGCAAAAGTATTTCCACGCTATAATGGTCCACTGACAATGAAAGTGGTCGTGATCGATGCGAACAAATTACCTGCAACGAGCGAATTAATTGAAGATGTAAAAATGCATATTGAAATAGAAATGCCGTTTGGAGTTGAGGATTTGCTTGTTATATCTGCAGAAGAATTATTAATTAATCTGTCAGTAGCCTTAACTTTAATGCCTGGTTACACAGAGGAAGTAGTTAAAACAAATATTAAAAAGAACATTACAACGCATTTGAAAGAGATAGCTTTTAAAACATCATTTGTAAGCTATGCAAAGGTTGGGGCGCTCATTATTGATAGTGATGGTGTTTTCGATTATCAGAATCTATTAATCAATGGATCAACTGCTAATGTGGTTATTCCTGATGACGGGGTGCCAGTAATGGGAGGTATTAATGAATGAATCACATGACAGTGTATTTAAAGAATAAAGTTCTAACGGACAATTTACGAACAACGCCAGTCTTTGTTGCCTTGTTCAATGGAGACATTGAAGTAACTACAGCAAGCTACTCACGACAACCAGGCGTATTTGCATCACCTGCAGATGGCCAAACATCGAACAACGCTGATATTCTGTTTCCTATTGCTACAGAGTCATGGGGAGATATTACGCACATTGGGATTCTTGATGCTAAAACAAGTGGCAATTTGCTGTTTAAATCGCAAGCAGAGTTTACGAAAAACATCGATATATCTAGCCAATACAAGATTCCTAAAAACTATTTAATTGTCCGATTGAGGTAGGTGATAAACCATGCATGCAATACCACAATCTGAGTGGGGCCAAGTGTCAGTGTTTACCTGGGGTGATCTAACACCTCACCAATGGGAGTGCTTTAGACTTGCGTTGATGATTACTGAAACTGAGTTACAGACGCAAGGTGTTTCAATTGCTTCAACCGGTGCAACAAATGAGGTCAGCACAGAACAGGTTACGCAAGGTGTTAAGGTTGTTCAATCACCTATTATCATGCAGACAAGAGCTGAAATGATTACAAGTATTGTTGTTTCCACAAAAGATTATCTATCGGACATGATGAAGTATTTACCTTTGTATGAGCGTAAATCCAATACCTTTAGAACGATACTTACAGCCGATGATCGGGAGCTTCGAAATACAGAACAACAGCTTGAAATTGTAAATAGAAACATTTTTATCGATGCGGCCATTGAAGCCTTGCCTATTTATGAACGTGATCTTGGCATTAAACCAAATAACACACTACGCTATGACCAACGTAGGGAACAGATTTCTTCAAGAAATCGCGCAAGCTTTGACCAAACGACTAAAGAAACAATTAAAGCCGTGGCTTCTGCTTATAGTAATGGTGAAGTAGACATTAACCCAACAAATATACCTGGCGTATATGAAATCAAATTTGTTGGCACAAAGGGCATTCCTGATAACTTGGAAGGTCTTATGCAAGCAATTGAAATCATTGTGCCAGCGCATTTAGAATTTGGCTATGCATATACCTTCAACGTTTGGGAATTTGTCAGCAATAGAACCTGGGGAAGTGTAACAAACATGACATGGGATGAAATTAAGATATATGAAAATGAGGTGAGCTGATGGAACATACACCAAATTTAGGTTTAAAGAAGCCCGGATCAACAGACAACGTATTAATCACAGACATTAATGAAAATATGGATGTCTTGGATGCTGCAATTAGTGAACTAAAGGAAGGGACAGCATCTATTCCCGATTTAGAAACAGTTGATAAAACATTGGCAGGGGCCATTAATGAGGTCAAGCAAGAATCAAGCACAGTGAAACAAGAACTTGATACACATTCGGGAGATATGGCTAAACATAATCAATTTATTTATGAAGGTAAATTACATCAAATTGCGTTGGGTTACAATCCGACACTAGGTTGTATGACATATAGTATTCGAGAGGTGATATAGATGAATGTTGACGGGAATTGGCCGAGTTATGAACAGCAAGAAGCCATTAAAAACACAGTCAATGGTATTAAAAATACTACGGACTCAACGAAAACAAGTGTAGACCAAGTTAAGCAAGATGTAGCTGATATAAGCAAACAAATCGAAAACAAAAATGCAAGCAAAGTTATGAGATCAAAAGTTTATACATCTAACGGCACATTCACAGTACCTGCAGGAGTTACCGAAGTTTATATTACTGGCGGTGGTGCTGGTGGTGGCGGTGGTGGCGCTGGAAACGCAACTGGTAGCCCTGGAACTGCTGGAGGTGTTTCTAGCTTTGGAAATTTATTGACGCTTAACGGTGGGAGTGGCGGTTATGCAACCGCAGGTGGTGGTATGCCTACACCTACGCCCTCTGGTGGTCCTGGAGGAAGTCAGGGCTCTCTCTCTTGGAACAGCGCACATCCACCGAATGGTGGTAATGGTGGGTGGTTTTCTGGTGGATACGGTACTACTGGAGGTGGTAATGGTATAACTGTTAAAGCTGGTGATGGTGCTTACTGTTCTGGAGGAGGAGGCTCAAGTGCTAGTAGTGGCGGTGCAGGGGATTTCATTATCAAAAAAGAGATAGTTGTGACACCAAGCACACCTTATGCAATAACTGTAGGTATCGGTGGTAGAGGTGGAACAGGAACTAGTTCAGGATCATCTTATGCAACGGGTGGTAATGGGGGGAATGGCTTACTAATTATTGAATGGTGGGAGTGATTAAATGAAATTCACACAAATTTTATACGACAAAGCACATTGGATATTTGAAGCAGACGAAAAACCGGAGTTTGCACCAAATATCGTTTTAGTTGATATTACAAGCAAACCTGATGTACAAGAAGGTTGGGATTACAATCGAGAAACAGGCGAGTTTACGGCTCCTATCATTCCTGAGCCAACACCAATCGAACCACAGATAGACGAAATACAAGCTAAGATTCTAGTCAATACAGAAACACTTCTTGCTATAAAAGAGTTGGAGGTATAAACATGAACAACATTACTTATCGAGCGTGCAAAAAATTAGCGGAGCAAGAAAATATGACAGAAAAACAAAAAGATGAATTGCTATCAAGTATGGATTTATTTGTTTTATCAAAACGTATCTCACAAGATGAATATAAAGAGCTATGTACATTAATTGAAACGCAAGCAAAAGCTTAGCGTTATTTTTATTGTCTAAAGGAGAAGGTAATCCTTTCCATTTGTCGAATTAAGTAGATGAAAGGAAGGTGCCTATGGCAAATAAAAATCAAATAACAGCGCAAATAAACGAAGGTAATGAACTAGTACTAATTGAAAGTCGTACTATGCGAGACAATTTTGTATATCGAGATGAAGTACTCGATAAAGTAAAAGTGATTTCATTGTTAGGTGAAAAATTCGAAGCGACATTACAAATGGCGGCAGAATACTATGAAGTAAATGTAGAAACAGTTAGACAAGCCGTTAAACGCAACCGCGCTGAGTTTAATGAGTATGAGGAATTAAGATTACTTAAAGGTAAGGCATTACAAGAGTTTAAGGGTCTAGTACAAGATGTACCAGACCTTTCTTCAGCCCCGTCATTACAGCTTTTGAACAGACGTGGACTCTTAAGGCTTGGTATGCTATTGACAGAATCAGAGGTAGCTAAGGTAGTTCGAAACTACCTATTGAACGTTGAAGAAATTTCCGATGATGCTCAAAAAAGATGGGCTGTCGAAAGAGAGATTTCAAAAAGAGAACGTAGAAAATTGACAGATTCTATTCAAGAATTTTTTACGGGAAATTTGCCGTATAATGAATATGCAGCTTTCACAAATTTAGTCTACGGAACATTATTCGATTCCACTGCTGCTGAATTAAAAGAACTTTACGGGTTGGAAAAAAGAGATCAATTACGGGACAATTTGACAACAGAAGATTTGCGAAGAGTTGTTGAAGTTGAAACTGTGGTGGCGTCTTTATTACGTATTGGTAAAGATTACGATAATATTCGACAAGAATTATTATCAAACAAAGAAAAATTTTAATAAATTTATGAAGTACTCTCAATCGAGGGTACTTTTATTATAAATCGTGAGAGTAATCGGACCATTATGTGTCGTAACATGTAATGAAGGGATTTCCTATCTTTTGTGGAATTATATATACAATGAGGAGGGTGTTAAAATGAATCACGAAAATGACGACAACAAAATTAACGAAATGATTGATTGGTTTAACGAAGAATATGAGGATCCTGCACAACATGTTTCCTATGATAGCCGTGAAGGCGGATACCAATATTTCAATGGTGGTCCGTACGATGCTTTAGAAGTTTTGTCTGAGAAGTATCCCGAAATAGATGAAAGCTTAATTTCTCGTGCTGTTCAAATAATTACGAATGAAGGTACGGAATGGGTGAAAAAGGGTCAATACTAAAATCAGTAAAAATGTTTTTATTAAGAACGTCCATCCGGGCGTTCTTTTTATATTGCCTTAAATCAAAAATAGGCTGTTTTTTTAATTAAGCAATCAAAATAAATAGACTTAAATAAAAAATCAATAAGTTTTTATGCCTTCCACAATTAATGATGTGTGGGCTTTTATTATGCAAAAAAGGAGCGTGAGCTTATGGGAGGTATGGATTTGCAATACTTAGAGGTAGCGCATTTATATTTATTTGGAGGAGTAAAATTTCTACACCTATTACTTTTATTAATGGGGTTAGACATCTTAACAGGGCTTTTCAAAGCAACGAAAAATGGTAACCTATGGAGTCGTAAAAGTCTATTTGGTTATGCACGTAAATTGTTAGTGTTAATCGTAATTATTACAGCTAACATTGTTGACCAAGTATTAGCTTTAAACGGCACGTTAACATTCGCGACAGTGTTATTTTACATTGCCAATGAAGCATTATCTATAACTGAAAATATGGCTGAATTAGGTGTCCTAGTGCCAACAAATCTTGCTGAAAAGTTAAAGGTCATTGAAGGTGAAAAGGAACAAAATGAAAGCTTCGGCACTGAAATTTTAGATGAATTAGCAGGTAAGAATGTTGATAGTGAATTGAAGGATGGTGAGAAGTGATGACAAGCGTTACAACTACATGTCGAGACTTAGCAGAGCTTTTACCTAGTGCACAAACTGCGTGTCGATTGCTATTTCAGGAGTGTTACAAAGCAGGCATTAAGAACATCTTCATCACTGAAACATATCGCTCACAGGAACGGCAAAAATACCTGTATGCACAAGGACGGACGCGTCCAGGACAAGTTGTAACTTGGACACTAAACAGTAACCATAAATCACGTCTAGCATGGGATATAGCTGTTGGTCCTCCACAGTCATTGTATGATGCCACTACATTAAGTCGAGTAGGAGCCATTGCGAAAAAGCTAGGTATTGAATGGGGCGGAACATGGACAAAAGCCATTGACCGTCCACACTTTGAAGTAAAAGCGAATTGGAAGATGCCTAAAGGCTATAAATTAGAAGGACAAGTAATTGTACCAAGTAACAGCAAATTGAAAGTCCAATTAATTGTGGAAGACAAGAAGGAGGAAATTACAGTGGTAAATACAAATTGGAATCCGGGTTCACCGGCTATGAAAACTGAAACAGAAAACTTTATTGCACAGGCAGTTAAGGAAGGTATTATTCAGGAATCACATTTAAAAGATTTACAAAGTGGTGCGATGACAACGGATCGTTTGGTTGGTTTATACATTACAATCCAGCAACGACGAAACAAGTAGTATTGTTCAGTGTTTGTTCAGAACACTGTAGTAATCTAAGTAGGTAATCTTGTCATAGGGTAAACAACCCGTTTTAAAAGCCCAGGTACTCAATTAATTTTGAGCCTGGGCATTTTGTGTTTTTAAAATCCTTGTTTTCTCGCAATTTGTCTCATAAATTCCTTATTCTTAGCGTCCGCTATTTCGAAGGCTTTCATATGTTTTTCTATTGTAGAAGTAAGCCAATCAAGTTTAAGATATACTTTTTCTTCATCTTTATCTAATCGATCTAAGCCTTGCTTTTGTCCATTAAATATTTCAAGGATTTTTGTTTTTGCGCTCCTAAATGTGTTCAAAAGCATGAAGTTTACGTAATATAAATCGTTTCCTTCTGAGTCTGTATCTTTAAAACTGAACGGATTGGATGTATCTATACTTGACTGAAAAAGGGCTTCAAATTCAAATTTTTCATGTTTTGTCCAATCGGTTGGTTGTGCTTGTCCGCTAATAATATCGTTGTCAATTACAATCCTTGGATATTTTGCAACTTTGCTTTCTAGATAATATGCTCTGTTAAACGCAGGTCCAAAGCATAAATTTTCTTTATGGTACATATCACCGTATGCAAGCCCGCCTCTGAATAAAATTCCCTCTTGTAAAAATCTTGCTTGGAGTAAAGAAACATTTGAAATTAATGAAATAAGAGATTGTGCATTTATATACGGCTTACTAATAATAATGCTATCTGAAAACTGTGTGTAATCTATTTTACCTGGATTTACATAAGGCTTGTCATTTTTCCAATATGCTGTATGTGGAGAATTACGTAGGGTTTGTTGGTTCTTTTCGAGAAGCTCTTGAAGTTCTTTTTCTCTTTTTAATTCCCTTTCCAAAACTTTTAAACTGTCTCTAATTTTTAATAGCTTTTCATGATCAGAGGCACTTCCCAATACTAAGTTACTAAATCCTAAAATATCAATGAAAAGTACTAATCTTTTTTCGTATTTAATGTTTGGAGTATCGTCTATTTTTGTAGAAGTAATCATTTTCCTTTTTCTCTCTTTCTAGATCCCTAATAATTGCTTTTTCTTCGCGTCAAATTCCTCTTGTGTCAATATCCCATCATCCAATAAATCTTTCAACTCACGAATTTCGTCAGCAACATCAAACATATCCTTTTTCTCTTTAGCTGCAGGAGCAGATGATGTTTTGGCCATTGTTTTTAAGTTCTCAATACCTGCTTTAATTTCAAGTGCAATATGTGCTGGCACATCGTCAATGATTGCTTTGTTTCCAGTAGATACTATTTCAATTTTTGAGTAAACAAGCTTATTAGAAATGTTAATGCTACTAATAGATGATAAAGGAATGCTTCTTTCATCATTTGAAACAATACCTTTGATTTCATGTAAGATAATACGTTTGTCCGTTACATAGAGCTGTTTTGTACCTTTTACTGATGCACATACAGCAAGTAGTGTTTCACCTTGATCTGTGAGCTTATCATCAAATAGTTGAATCTGTTTAGCCATTGCTTTCTTCTTACCAAAGCCTGCAAATTTTATTGTTTCTGCTATTGTATCCATGTAATCGCTCCTTACAGATAATTGTAATTTCATTCTATAGAAAATGTTACCAATAGTACATAAAAAAAAAGACAGACAACCTTTATTAGTTATCTGTTTTAAATCTTCGTACCGTCTTCCATTATGAAATTAATCTCTAATTTAGAGTTTGTTGCTTCTGCAATTTTAATCAAATCTTGTACACTGTAAGATTCATTTTTCATTTTTTGAGATAAATTTGATTGTGAAGTTCCGATTTTATCAGCTAATTGAGTAGCATTTAAATCCATCTCCACAATTAAACGTTTTACCTTCTTAGTTAATTCCATCATTTCACCTTCTTTTTTTAATTAATTCATACAGATATTATAACACATTTACTTAATAAATATTAATTAAATTAATAATTTAGTTGATATTTTAATTATCATGATTTAATATTAATTTAACGAAATAAATATTAATTAAATTAATTTAAGTGGGGTGAACAAATTGAAAACAATCCAACAACGAAATGAGTACCTTCAAGCAAAGATGAAACAACATGATTCAATATCTGATGCTCATAAGTATCAACGACGCTTGAAATGGATTATAAGGTATCACAGTCTGTTGACTGATTTAGAAGTAAAAGAGATACGTGAGAATTTACGAAAAACATTTAAGTAAACACGAACTATATCAACTCTTTGGATCCGTAAAAGTTCGTGATTAGAAAGCGAGGCGAAAAACGATGGCATTTGAATACTTAGCACAATACAAAACATTTGATTCAGTAGCAGATATGGATAAGAGTGTGGAAGACCACATGGCGGTTCACTATTATGACCTAACAGAATCAGAGCGTGCCATCGTTTACAAACTTGCTTCTCACAGCTTAGAACATACTGGAGCATGTCATTTAAAGGCATCTACAATTGCTGATGCATTGGAGATCAGCACCAAGACAGTTTATCGAAGTGTTAAAAAATTAGAGTCATTAGGCATCATTGAAAAAGTACCAGGAACGAAATTAAACGGCATCAAAGGGGCAAGTATTTATCGCATATTACCTTATGTCCCATCGAGCGTGTCCCAACGAATGACAGCCGATGAAGCTAGTAATGACGAGGTTTGTCGTCCACAATCTGAAAACCAACCATCTAATTCTTTTAATCTTTTAAGTTCTAAACAAGCAAATAATATTATGAGTCTGGGCAATGAATTGGCTTTGCAAGCTGAAAAGAAAAAAGAGTATATGAATGAGTACCAGGTAATGCTGTTCGATTTCATGAATAGCTTACCATTAGGAGATAGCTTAAAAGATGAATTGCACAAGGTTGTATTGGCTTCACAGGTTCAAAGTGCACCTGACTTCATTAAAGCTAAAAATGCGCTATTCAAAATTGCTATGGATATTAAAGAAGGTACGTTAACTGTAGCAAATACATTAAGAGCTGTATTTGTAGGGGCGTATAGCAAGGTTGTAGAGCGTTCAAATAACAAGCTATATAAATCATCTTCTATAGAAGAAACTCCATATAAAGAACGTCCTGTACCTTTTTATAATTGGTTAAAGGAACGTGATACCAGTACACAAACATGTAGTAAACCCAATTTAGAAAATTGGCTTGAATGGTGATCGCTATGAACTATAGGGGAAAGAAAAAGGGGTTTAGTCAATTTGGAGTTCATAGCGATTCCCCCTTACAAACTTCATCATTTACTTAACTGGAATGATTTAAACAATAAATATTTATAGAGAGGGGGAATAGAACGTGACTCATTTCGAATACATGGAACAACAAGGACAATTAACGATATTTGATTTAGAGGATCAATATGAAGAAATGCAATTTAAAAAGCTTTCCACAAATGTTAATAAGCCTGTTGATAAAAGGACTTTCATTGTGCCTCGTATAAGAGGGTATATTGTGCGGAGGTAA